CGACCCGCTGTTCAAGGCCTTGCAACTCAAGGTCTTGGAGATCATGGATGGGGTACAGTTCGACGACATCAGAGACTACGCCAAGAAACAACTTGTTCTGATGGGATTCAAGGAGCCGGAGACGGACGAAGAGAAGGCGATGCTTGAACAGGCGCAGAGCCAGCCGAAAGAGCCCGACGCGGCCATGGTCCTGGCACAGGCCGAGATGGTCAAAGGCGAAGCAGCCAAAGAGAAAAACCAGATTGAGGTGATGAAGGTTCAGGCAGGAGCACAAAACGAGCAGATCAAACGGCAGATTGATGAGTTCAAAGCCGCGACAGACCGAATGCAAGCACAGATTGACGCGCAGGAAGCAGGCGCAACGATCAATTACAAGCGTGTCGATGCGATGGGCAAGGAGTTGGACAACGCGGCGAAAATTCAAGAGCTTCGAATGCCAGCGGTGAGCATGGCTGATATGTCGGATGAGGATTTGTTTAGGCAGATGGCAGGATGAAGAGAAGCCCTGTAGGTGATACCGGGCTTTTTGTTACAGGTTTAATTCTTTAATCTCAGCCATCATCCTCGCCAAGCAATGCTGACACAAATATATTTCAGGAGCCCCGCCAAAACTATCGGCGCTTACGTTGCCTTTTATTCTAACCACCAATGTATCGTCCTCGCACACAGAACAATACGCGTCATCGTCATCGCCTGTAATCTCGTTGGCTATTGGTCTTTTGTTCATCACACCCCCAGTAACCATGCCAAACCGTACACGGCCGCATTTATCACAAGGCTAAACGCAATAACCCATGCCGCCGCTTTGACCCCATCTACCTTCCAAACTAAACAGAAAAAAACAATGTAAATAATTGGGAAAAAAAGATCTGCTTTATCCACCACACCTCCCACACCCCGGAGAGATCCGGGGCTTTTTGTTATTAATCTACAATATAATATTCACCATCTGAACTTGTCCCAATGAAATCACCAGGGCATACAACACATCCACCTTCTGGGTTATCAATAAACCCGTGGAAGTGCATTGTGTTCCCACATTTTTTGCACACATCTTCTCCGTCACATTCAGGTGTGCGATAATACCGCACTACTTTTCCCTCTAATAGCTCACCTTTAAATTCTCCTTCTTCGAATGTTCCGGTGCCATCACATGGATGGTCACCGTTTTTAAACCATTGCGTGATCTCTACGAACCTTCCCTTTTCAGCGTCGTTAAGTTTTATAACGATAGGGTGGATATTCTCTCCTCCATTATCAGGCTCGCAAGAATCATCAACCCATATCATTGTTGTAATATTTTTCTCTTCCATGGCTATCTCCTTTTTGTGTTTTATAAGTGGGACGTGCAGTACGAAAAAACAGAGCGCAAAACACATCATCAACGCCAAGATAAAACTTTTCACACACACCCTCCTATCCCCTCGCAGCTGGAGGGGTTGTTGTTATGCTTCGTTCCATGCGTTAACAGCGTCTTCTATGTCGTCACCATAATATAAGAGAGTGTCTCCAAGTTTTACCCTAAATAATGGAGCCCCCAACCCTACCGTAAATATAAGACGGCCACCTCTGCATGGAGATGTCGCGTAAACCATCCACGCATCTCTTATGAACTCAACTACTTCGCTACTTTCTATTAAAGTTTTCGCCTTCATCAATCCCCCTCCACAATCACAACCTCATCCCCGATCCCGTACTTCGCCTTGATCCCCTCCCATGGCTCCACCTGACACCACCTCCGTACCCATAATAATATACTAAGAAATATTGTTGGGTAGGCTTATCGTCCATCACTCCCCCTTAAACTCTCTAAACGCCCATGAAACCCAAAAAGAGCCTACTACGCCGGTCAATCCGACAACCCATGATAGCCACCCTTCGTTATCCGCAATCCAGTTAATTCCGGTCAATAACACTGCCCCGCAACTCATATGAAAAAATCTTTCCATGAATGGAACTTTAATCATCACTCCCCCTCTATCGCTTTAGGTTTTGGCAAATTTAACGCTTTTCCGGCCCTGTATATCCGCCTCTTGATGTCTCCGCACTCTCCTTTTATCCTCTTTTTCTCATCGAGAAGTTTTGCAAGTGCCATCTCTTCTGGATTATATTCATCCTGAGAGCTTGAAACAGCTTCAACCCATCCTTTCCATTCTGCGTTGTATGCCTCGCACCAACCTTCGTCCCCGTCTACCCCGAACCATTCGTATCTAAATCTGCTTAGGTCTATCTCCTTCATGCTTGTGGCTTCAGATATATTTATTTTGATAAGCCTCAACGCTTCACGGTTCTTGTAATAATCTATGAGCAGTCCGGCGGCTTTGGACTCTGTCACTTTGTCACCCCTATCTCTTTTGATTTTGAGTTTGGCACACCAGACGTCCCAATGAGCTTCACCAGCTTCTCAACTGACTTCTTGGCCTCCTTGTATATCTCCTTGTAATGGACCCCTTCGGCCATGCAATCTCGAAGCGTCTTAGCTACAAGCTGGTCACACGTTGATAGGGTTGCTAGTTGCTGCCCATCCAACATATCCCGGACATTTTTAAACTTGCTCTCGAGGATGAACAGAGCCTTGTTCTCCATTTTCGAGATGTTCATATAATACATCCCGGCGCTCTTGCTGCCTTGGCTCTCTGCATACTTCACGAACTCTTTGATGATATCTGTCTCTTCAACTCTCGAGATCTTCCCGGATTGACGTTGTTCAACCCAGTCAGAGCTTTGTTGACGATTCTTTATCTCGAGAAGGGCGTTTTTCATCTTTACGAAATCAGAAGCTATCCTCTCTTTGAAATTAACCACCCTCTCAGAGTTTCGCATCAATGAGCAGACAAAGACTGTTTGTTCTTCATTCAGCCATGCGAGTCTTGTTGGTCGCCCTCCTGACTTTTCCGTTTCAAACGTAAAAGCCCCAAGTCTGATAAATCTTTCTTCGTACCTGTCGATAAGCTCCAATATGGAGCGGTGTTGGATTTCCATGCCTTCGGCTATCACGAGAGTCGAGGCTCTTGGTGCGTTGTTCACTAATTCCACGAATGTCATGCTATCTCCTTTTGTTGTATTTACACTATAAGCATAAATACGCACTAAGCCAACACATACTTCCACATTTAAAATGTCAAAACTCTGGAATCTCACTGCCGATAAATTGGCGAGTGAGGTTTCTGCATCTCCAGTTGCATTAACCCCAAAACCCCCACCATTTGACAACCCATAACAAAAGTTATACCATATAACAAAAGTTATACCTGCTGTATCAAGGTTGATACACATATACCATCACGCGAAAACCATGCCGATAGGTAAAAAAAGGATAGGATGAACCTTTATTTTGATACCGAATTCACAGGGCTTCACAAGAACACAACGCTTGTATCGATAGGGATTATCGACGAGGACGGAAGAACATTCTATGCCGAGCTTGGCGACTATGACCACAGGCAGGTTGATGATTGGATCGAAGAGAACGTCATCAGCAACCTCAGATTCCACAAAAAAGACGGGAAGGGTTGGTGCAATTGCGGAACGCTCGATGCCGGTGAGCCAAACTCAACAACAGAGGTTTACGGCAATCATGAATTTGTGGCAGAGGCGTTGAGGGATTGGCTCCGTGATTACGAAGATCATGACGAACAAGTCCAGATGGTTTCTGACGTGAGTCATTATGACTTCGTTCTGTTCGTCGATCTCTTCGGCACCGCCTTTGACCTCCCGGCCAACATCAACCCAGCATGCCACGACATCAACCAAGATATTGCCAAGTTTATGGGCATCTCTGGAAAAGACGCGTTTGACGCATCACGCGAAGTTCTTGCAGGACTCGACGCAGGCGAAGGGGCTAAGCATAACTCCCTGTGGGACGCGAAAGTCATTAAGGCTATTTACGATTTATTTTCAAAATAACCACCGCACCACCCGCCACCTGGCGGATAAGCCATAAACTGCGATAAACCATGCCGACAAAGCAAACGCTGAAGGCACAAGGAGAAGCAAGTGGATCCCATCGAACAAGAAAAAAACACCGACAACGCCGAAGCACAGGCAGAAGGTGAAGGCGAAGAGCTTGAGACAGAAGACGGAGAAGCCACCCTGGAAGAATGGCAGAAAGACGGGACAGAAGAAGACGATCCCGGTGAAACCAGCGAAGAGGAAGACGGCGACAATCCCAAACCTGAAAAGAGCCTCAAAGCCAAGAAGAAGCTGCAACGGAAGCTCAAGGAAGCCGACGAAGAGAAAGAAGCGTTACGGGCAGAAAATGAGCGACTGAAAGCGGCACAAGCAACCCCGGCAGCTAAACCGACCGGGAAACCATCGCGGCCCAAGGAACTCGACTTCGACACCGATGAAGAGTATGAAGCCGCACAAGACCAGTACGACAACGATATTTTTGACTGGAGACAGTCGGAAAGATCGACGAAAAAAACAGCGACAAAAGCGCAGGAGAGCCAAGCCGAAAGCATCCGAACAGGTGTTGACGGTCATTTCGAACGAGCTGAAAAGCTCCTTGAAGAAAGCGGTATCTCCCCTGAAAAATATAGCGCCTCAAATGTTGCGGTTCGTTCCGCTATCGACTCCATCGCTCCAGGGAAAGGTGACTTTATCACTGACTACCTGATTTCAGAGCTTGGTGAAGGATCCGAGAAGGTGTTCTATCATCTCGGAGTCAACGCAGCGGCACGGGCGGAGCTTACAACCCTGTTGGCCAAAGACCCAAGCGGGGTTAAGGCCGCAATCTTTTTGGGGCAAAAAAAAGAACAGCTCACAAATCCAAAGCGACCCAAGTCGAACGCAAGGCCCCCAGCTTCGAACGTCAAAGGTGACGCCCCGACGAGTGCAAAGGGTGGAGCCATGAAACGGGCATATGACAAGGCGGTGAAGTCCGGCAGCGGACAGTCCATGTACAATGCCAAAAAAGAAGCGAAGGCCGCAGGCGTCGACGTGTCGAAATGGTAAAGGATAAATAACCATGGCAACTACAGGTAAAATTGCACAGGTGATGTTCGAGTCCGCCAAAGACACTTACGAATCACAGAACCAGCTTCTTCCTCTCTGTACCTTCAACGAGCCGGACCCCGAGAAGCAGCAGAACAGCAACAACGTTGTGTGGTATCCGGTTCAGCAGCACGCCCCCATCATCGATGGCTGGGACTTGACCGGGGAAGAGACAGATATCATCGAGGAGACGTACCCGGTTATCCTGGGCGTCCCCACCAACGATTTTGTCTCTCAGCGTGCCGACGACCTTCGAGATAAGCGATTCTGGGAGCGCCGAGGCGAGCAGTCCGGCAGGCGCCAGGCTTCCAACCTCAACCAAAAGATTGCCGAGGCCATCAGGACACAGGGTTCCCTGTACTATCGTTCCAATGCGGCCAGCGGGTACGACTTCATTGCCGAAGCCCAGGCCCTCATGAACGAGCGTCAGTCTTACACCACCATGCGCAACTTCGTTCTCAACGACCGGGACACCCTGAAATTCTCCAAGGACCTCGCGTCGCGTGAAACCATCAAGGGCAGACCGGCTGACACATGGCTTTCCGGTCAGATCGGATCCAACGTGGCTGAGTTCGACATTTTCACCGGTTCGTACCTGCCCAACATTACAGGCGGGGCAGATCCCGCGACCACCGTTACAGGCGATCAGTCTTTCAAGCCTGAAGGCGGTTCCGCTGATTCCGCAACCGGCATCGTGACGAACGTCGATTACCGGAGCGCAACAATCGTCGTCGCTGCGTCTGCTTCTTATGCCATCGGGGACAAGGTAACGTTCTCGAACACCGCCGTGCCCGTCGAAGCCCTTGGCCTTGACGACAAGACCGTAACCGGTGAGGCCATGACGTTCACCATCGTTGCCAAGCCCTCCGGTACAAGCATCACGGTTTATCCCAAGCCCATCGCCGCCGATGACCCTGCGCTCTCAACCCTGGAGAAAGCTTACGCCAACATCAACACGCAGATTCTCGACACTGCGACTGTTGACCGCCTCAACACCGACGCCTCCAAAAAGTCCAACCTTTTTTGGGACAAGTCGGCGGTTGAGGTTACTGGCGGAACCATCCCCGCTGAACTCTTCGCCCAGTACGACGGGATGAAGGTCATCACTGACACCATGGCAAACGGCCTCCAGCTCTACATGATCTATGACGGCGACATTGCAACTATGACCTTCCGCTACCGTATCTTTACGTGGTGGGGGATCACCGTGTGCAACCCGGCAAACGCTGGCGTCGCTGTAACGTTCGCAGCCTAACCAAATGGCGGGGCCTTCGGGCCTCGTCTTATGATAAGGAGATACACCATGGCGAAATGCACGAAGTTTGAACTTTATCATCATGACCTGTTGCACGATTACCCCGAAAGCGCAGTGGTTGCCGTTGCCGCTGACGCATTGGTCATCCCCACAATCGGGCCATACATCGAAAAAACCACCGGAGTAGACGCCGAGGCGTTGACCCTTGCGGACGGGCTCCCGGGACAAGGCTTGATCATCAACCTCACAACCGATGGCGGCGGTACCGGAACATTGACCCCCGCAACCTCGACAGGGTTTGCAACCATTGTCTTTGCAGACGCGGGAGACCAGGCCGTCCTCTTGTATGTCGACGACACGGTGGGATGGATCATCATGGGGCTGTCTGGTGTTGCTGGACCTCCCGCCATCACTGTCTAACCCATTGAATTGTGGCGGGCCATGTGCCCGCCATAAGGAGTGAATATGGCAGTATCATTGTATAGGCAAGGCACAACCCACACAATCCGTGGGACTCTTTGCGAGATGGGCAGGTTTTTGCCGGATGAGGTTCATGCCCAACTAAAAAACGGATGGTCAAAGTCCCCGGAAGGCGCATATGCCCCGCAAGCCGAAGAGAAACCAGAGGCCAAGGAAATTGAAGCCGAGCCAGTACCAAGCCTTGACGGCATGAGCAACAAGGATATCCGGGCAGCCGCAAAAGAGGCCGGAATCGAATCATGGGAGACAACGAGAATCCAAACCCTTAAAGCGGAGCTTAGCTAATGGCAACCGGAGATCTGAAGGCCGATATTATCATAGGTGCCTACTCGAAGATGCGTATCAGTGGCCTGACGGTTTCCGCTACCCCTGAAGATACGTCGCTTGCTCTGGAGCGCCTGGAGGATATGGCCGCTGAATTTGATGGCCGGAACATCATCACGGCATACAACTTCGAGGACGACCCGGACACCGGCAGCACCCACAATCTTGACCGCAAATTTTGGGACGCCTTCAAGTCAAACTTGGCCGTGCGACTCTTTCCAGATTTCGGTAAAGGAATGCAGCCGGATCCGGTTCTGATGTCACAGGCACAGCAGGGCTTTTCTTTCCTGTCTGCCTCCACCGCGCCGCGCCGCCAAACGCAATACCCGTCGAGGATGCCAAGAGGCAGCGGGTCAACCCGGCTTAACCGATGGAACAGGTTTTTCCAGCCAGTTGACGAGGCCCCACTTTCAAGTGCATCCGTCAAAATGGTTGTCGGAGATATTGAAGATTTTACCGAACACTTTGATTCATGGTTGAAAGACGTTGAAGATGTCGCTTCATACACAATCGAGGCTGGAAGCGGGCTGACAATCGTTTCTGATTCGCTCGAAACTCCCGACGTTCTTTACCGGATCCAGGCCGACGGAACTACGTCAGGAGCAAGTATTCAGGTCAAGATCGTAGCAACGACCGACACAGGCCGGGTAACCACCCGCGTCATAAATTTTGAAGTCAACGAATCCGCAGAGGTATAAATGCCAGAGGCGCAAATCCCCATAATGAAGGGTGACAAGATCGGGATTGAAACCGATTACAGAGACGCCTTGCCGGTCAATATGTATGCCGTCAAACGTAATATCCTCGGCGCTCCCGGCTACATGCTTTGTTATCCTGGCCTGACAGCGTTTAGGGACGGTGTGGGCATCGACCGAGGGGCAAATTACAACGAGCGTTTCGCGGACCAGTATAGAGTATCGGGAGAGAAGCTGATTTCCGTGGGAACCGGTGGCACCGTGGCTGAACTCGGCAGCGTCCCCGGCACGAAACAGGCCGCAATGCCCTACAGCTTCAACACTCAAGCCGTGATTGCTGACGGCGATATGTTCCTATACAGCCCATCGAGTGGATTCAACCAAGTGACCGACCCAGACCTTGGCGAACCAATCGACGGGGTATGGGTTGACGGGTATTATTTCCTGACAGATGGAGAATACCTTTACCATACAGACATCACCGATGAAACAAGCATCGACCCATTGAAGTTCGCAACCGCTGAATTTATGCCAGATCCTTCGCTTGGAGTTGCAAAGACCCAGGACAATAAGGTGATGGTATTTGGCCGGTACTCCCTGGAATACTTCGTTGACATCGCCTCTGACAACTTTGCGTTTAAACGAGTCGAAACCAGGGCCCAGAAAATCGGCATCGTTGCAACTCACGCAAAGTGCGAAGTCGGCGGGAACTTTTATATCACTGGCGGGCGCAAGAACGATTCTGTCTCTGTCCACATTATCGGCATCGGCTCGTCCGAAAAGATCTCCACTCGGGAAATTGACAAGGTCATTGCGAAATACACAGAGCCAGAGCTTGCTAACATGAGAATGGAGGGCCGAACCGAGAACGATACGGTCTTTATTTTGGTGCATCTCCCGAATGAGACGCTTTGCTTCAATACCACCATCGCCAAAGCCTTCGGCAAAGAATCGGCATGGTCAGTTCTCAAGACCGATGTCCAGGGCGACAACACATACCGCGCAATCAATGGCGTATTCGATGCCCGGTCAACGGAATGGGTTTACGGCGACAAGATCGATGGACGATTAGGCCTGCTTGATAACGCGGTATCAACCCATTATGATTCCATTGTTGAATGGCTCCTTTACACCCCATTCATCCGCTTCGAAAAGTTTTCGATTGATGAAATGGAGTTTGAAACAATCCCAGGCCATACCACTACCAATGATGCGACAGTGGCCTTTTCGGTTACAACCGATGGCATTACATACGGCAAAGAATGGTGGTCGATGTATGGCGAAGTTCAGGACTATAACAAGCGGTTTATCAAGCGCCGATGCGGGTATATAAGCGATTGGGCCGGGTTTAAGTTCCGAGGCGCGTCACGGTCACGAATGGCCTTCTCTGGGCTGAAGGTGACTTATGCCTGATCCCACGACAGAGTCACAGCTCAGGGGCTTGGTGCTCGGCGCCACAGAGTTGAAGGCTATGACAGATTGGCCTGATGCTCTTGTTGAGGACTATCTAAACCTCCTCGACAACCTCATAACCATATCAAGAATAGTAGATGCCGAGACTGACCAGAACATTGAAGACGTTCCAACAGATTTCCAAGATGGGTCCATACCATACGTCAGCAACGGTTTTTTAGTCGAAAACAATGGCCGCCTCTTCTGGGATTCCGCGAACTTCATCCTGAAGATAACCGGTATTATCCAGAGTCGTGGTAGATATAAGGGCACGGCAAGGCTCACTGTGGCTGATTCCCCATACATCGTCAAAAGGTCAGACGAGAACATTTTTGCAGACACGGACGGCGGGGCCATCACCTTAAACCTGCCTGCCGGAATTGATGGAGAACAACACAAAATCACAAACACCGGATTGTCAAACAATGACGTTACCATGGCCCCTGATGGGACAGAACTTCTAAACGGGTTCAATGCAAGCGAAGTCATACGAGATTCAGAAACTTTCGACCTTGGGTATGGCACAACAGAAGGGTGGTGGGCATGAGCAGAATTAGGGATATTGTAATCACCGACAATAGCGGTGGTGAGGTTACGCTGACGCCCCAAGATAATGTGCCTGTTGAGGTTGTCGACTCGGCAGGCCTCAACCTCGACTTGACAACGCAAAGCAATGTGCCTGTAGCCCTCAAAGACAAAAACGGCCTTGAACTCGAAATGTTCGCAGACGGCAGTGTTCCGGTGCGGTCTGTGCCACAGTCAACGCCAACCATTATCTTGCCGTTTGTGCTGATTGTAGGCACCACCACACTCGCGGCAATTGCCGTCGTCAATGATTACACTGTTACCGTCACGTCGGCTGTCGGGATGGTAATAGGTCAGCACATCAGAATCATAGATGACACCGCTGATAAGTTTTATTTCGGTGAAATAGCCAATATCGTCGGCACAACAATAACCGTAGATAACCAAATAGATTTTGCGTATGAGTCCGGGGCCGAGGTAACATTTTCTGACAAAAACCTCAATGTTGACGGGAGCGTAACACCAGCTATTTTTAAGGCCAGAACCGGCAACTTAAGCATCCCATCGACTGTGAACATAACACGTATTCTGTTTACGTGCATAGCGGACACCAAGGTTTCCCTCCCCTTGTTTGGCGACTTGCCAAAATTAACAAGAGGCCTTGCCCTGCGAATCGTACGGCCTACCTCGCAAAAAAACATATTGAACGTCAAGAGCAACGAAGAAATAGTCAACTTGGCATTTGACTTCACCGTTTTTCAGTCCATAAACCCGGCGCAGGGCGTTGACGGTTTTTCTACCCGCCTTACGTTCGGCGGAGAGAACAAAATGGGAACCGTCTTACAGATGGCGCAAGATGATAACCTTGAGTTTTTGGTTCAAGACGACTTGACAGGATTGATAAGCCTCATAGTGACGTTTGAGGGCAACATAGTTCAGGAATAATAAATCAGCATTACACGAGGTAAGCACATGGGCTGGTGGTCAAAAGCAAAAAAAGCTGTTACGAAATACAATCCCATTACCGTTGCCACTGATATCGCAACAGGTGGAAAGTTTAGCGAAAAAGTTTTAGGTGGCGACAGCCTATATGAAGATGTCACAAGCGGGGTAAAAGGCGCTTATGAAGACATAAGCGGCAAGACCGCCGAGGACGCAGCAAAGAGAGCGTCCGCAACACAAGCCTCGGCAATGCTTGAGCAGCTGGACTACCTGAAAGAAATCAACAAAATGCCGCAGCAGTACAGGGAAGCGGCGCTGAAAGAGATGTCAGAGCGCACCCAGCCAGGTGGAACACCATCGCAAGCTGAGCGTATCGGCTTGGCGAAAGAGTCCCCATTGTATGCCGAGATAATGGGCAGCAGGAAAGCCGGGGAGGAAGGCATTCTTCGTGGCGCAGCGGCAACCGGTGGCCTCCGGTCTGGCAATGTCCAAGAAAACCTATACGATTATAATGTTGGCTTGCAAAACACCGCGCTGACTCAATCTTATAACCAGCAGCAAGCGGAAGAGGATAGGCGGCTGAACGAATTGCGAGGGCTCGCAGGGCTCGACACCGGGACAACCCAGATAGCACAAACCATGGGTGATATCGGCGGGGTAAAGGCCGCAGGGATCACAGCAGAGGCACAGGCAAGAACCCAAGGCACAAGCAATATTATGAACCTTGGCCTTGGCACCGCGAGCCTTTTCATTTAGGGGGAACAATGGCGCAAAATCCATATTACGTAGAACCTGCCAACATCATGCCTGGGTTATCGGCTATTTCATCAGCCTTCAAGAGCAGGGGGGCCAGAGAACTCGAACAATCGAGAGAGCGAAAGGCCACAGAAAAAGAAGAGCAGGCCACAGCAGAACAGAAGGCCATAGAAGAGAAAGGCGCTCACCTCCTCGAATTCGGAACGCCCACTGAAATCGCATCGTTCATGGTCAAAAACCCCAAAGCCGGGAAAACTCTTGGAGGCGCAATCAAGTTCAAGAGCGAGGAGACAAAACAGCGACTCCTTGACACTGTCCGTGGAATTTATACCGGACAACTTGACCCTCTTGGCGCATCTATTGAACACGCCGAAGGATTGCTGCAAGAGGACGCCGACCCCTCCGACACCATGGAGCTCGCCAAGATTTCGGCACAAGACCCTGGAGCAGGCAAGGAAGAAGCTGGCCGCATTTGGGCAGGGCTTGACCCGGAGGGGTTCATGAAGGCGCAGCAAGCCATGGGGGACACCGTGGCCGAACCCGGGAAAGAAACAGCCAAAATCCAGCAATGGAACGAATACAACAGGCTCAAAAAGATCGACCCGGCACAAGCCACCTTGTTCGCCAGCTCAGTAGGGATTGACGAAAGCCCGGACGTTGGGGCCTTCAATTTCACCGACGAAGAAAAAGACAGAATGGCTATCGAATACGCCGAAACTGGAAAATTCCCGATGGCCGGTCGAAACAAAGAAATATACAAACTAAACGCCGAGATAAAAAAGAGGTCCCTTGAACAGCAAAAAGCCAAGGGGATTTCTGACATAACCACCCTTTACAACCGCCTCGATAAAAAAGGGATGCAGAAAGACATTGACGGACAGCAGGTTAAACTTGGTTCGATGCGTAGCTTTATTGGGAACATTGATAAACAGGCCGCGAAGATTGATGAAGTCGGTAAACGCATGAGCCGGTTCGACACCAAGTTTTTAAACATCCCATTAAACAAGGTCATCGATGCTGTCGGTGATGCAGACAGGGCAACGTTCCGGCTCCTGGTTGGTGAACTCTCCGAGGAGATTGGCAAGCTCGCATCGGGGGCCACAAACTCCGTTGCGGCACTGTCGGAAGGTGGGCGCGAGAAGTGGGACAAGATCTTTGATACCAACTTAAGCTATAGCGACATGATGTCACTCGTCAAGGAGTCTAAAGAGATTGCCCACATGCGGGTTGACAGCATGAAAGAGTCACTCAAAACGTCAAGGGCGATTATCAGAAAGACTCCCCGGTCAAAGGTAGCCGCCCCTCAGTATAACGAAGGCGATACGGCCAACGGCGGCAAGATGATTTTCACAGGCGGCGAGTGGAGGGATAACACCTAATGGCTTCATACGGCGCAGAATTACCAGAGGGGATGGTCCTTGACGAACCGCAAGGACAGCCCAAAACATACGGTGCAGAGTTGCCAGAGGGTATGGTTCTCGATGCGTCTCCAGTGACCAGTGAGGCACAGGCCGCCGCCCCAATCCCAGGGCAGATAGAGCCCATGCCTACAGCTCAACCCGGAGACATCGACCCCACAACCCTCAACCCGAACCAGCTTGCTGCATCCGAGGAGCTTGAAAAACGTGGCCTGTTCAAGCGCTTCGTTTCTGGCGGCGTCCACTATTTGCGCCCAACGATTGAGGGCGTGGCATCGACCGGGGCGGCAATAGGAGGGACGATAGTCGGAGCCCCGACAGGACCATTCGCCCCAGCAGTTGGCGCAGTGGCAGCAGCCGGAGCTTATGCCGGGACCAAACAGGCCCTTGACCGCCTGGAGGAGTGGGCCACCCTGCCCGACGAAGTGAAACAAACACCCCCCATGCAGCAGATGAAGCAGACCATGGAGGATTTTAGAACGGGCCTTACCTTTGAGTTTGGAGGCCCTGCCGCAATGAAACTCTTGCAACATGCAGGAACCGGTGTGGCATCCGGGTACAGAAAGATAAGGGATATCGTCAAAAAGAATGCCCCGGCCCTATCTGAAAGCCAAGTATCAGAACGAGCCGCCGAAATTATCACAGAGCATCGTGGGAACATAGAGCAGTACGACGTGAACCTTGCCGAAGCCGAAAAGGTATCCAAAGAGATCCCAGGGTTTGAGCCGACGATTGGGCAGAAGACCGGAGACCCCGGCCTCATCAAGCTGCAACGCGGGTTAGAGACAAAGCCAGGCATTGCCGCCGAACTTGGAGAAACCCAAAAAGCCGGTAACGTCGAAGCGATCCAGGCGTACCTGAAAAAGTCATTCCCTGGTGGCGCAACAGTTGACGACGTGCTGATGGAATTGGAAACCCAAGGAGCAACCCTGAAGACCGGAAGAAAAGCCGCCGAGACAACAGCCAAGGCCAGCGAATCAGCGATACCCACCGAGGCGCCTCAAGTCACCGGGAAGAGGATCACCGAAACCATAGCCGAGACTCAGGCCCCTCTCAAGAAAATCGAAAAGGAGTATTGGGACAAGGTGCCGGATTACGAGATGGCCCCGAAAGAAACAGAGGCAGCATTCCGGGAGCTCGCCGCCGAACCTTCGAAGGCTCAAAAAACGGTGCAGTCATATTTTGACGACTACCAGAAAAGGCCGAAGACCATCAAGGGTTTGCAGACTACCGAGCGAGAACTTAATGATGTGATTTTTGACCCCAATGCGGACCGAACGGTCAAGAGGGCTTTGCGTCAAGTCAAGACGGCAATCAACAAGGACTTTGCCGAACTTGGAGAAGCCGCAGAACGCGGAGACTTTGCAACCGTCGAAGGTAAAGTTGTTCACCCCCAGAAGATGCAAGAGGAGTTGGCTCAGATCGAGTCAAAAATCGCAACTGAGGGGACCGTCAAGCCTCCCGAGCCTGACTACGAACTCATCTATAAAGAGCTCCAAGACGCGAAAGTTCCTGGGATTATGCGACAGAAATCCGAAGGCCTGGAAGGGTGGAATGACCGTATTGAGATTCAGCACAAAAAAACATTCAAGCGGCCTATCCCGATGGCCGAAGCTGTTAAGCCACCACACATCGCAACGCTTGAAAAACGAGCCGAGGCCCTAAAGGAAACCATCGACAAAGCAGAACCAGCCCAAAACGCAGCCATCGCATACGCAAACGCAAAAGCCTTCAGCAAAAGTCAGATCACCGACAAATTCAGAAAGGGTGTTGTTGCCGAACTTGAAGCAGAGGGCACATACCAAGCAGGTAAAAAACTCCCCGCCGAGGCAAGACCTAAAAAGCTGATGGACGTGGAAAGCGCCGACAAGTTTATAAATGCCGTCGGGAAAGACAAAGCCTCCGATATCATGCTTCGCCACTACGGTGACGACATGGCAAGCAAAGTGAGATACGACAAAAACGGATTGGTTGAAAGCGCATCGTTGTCAAGATGGCTCGGCAAGAACAAGCGGGTCTTGGAACGCTACGGGATCGAGAAGGACTTCAAGACCGCAGAGCAGGCCCACAAAACTATGCAATCGGCAAGGATAGCAGAGGTAGAGTTCAACAACTCGATTGCTGCCAAAATGCTAAACTCAGACCCACAGAATGCCATCAAAAGAGCTTTCGAGGGGGGCGAGGGTATCAGCGGCCAGAACACCCGGGCAATTATGGAAAACCTTGTCAAGAGAGTTGAAGGAAACCCGGCAGCACGAAAAGGACTCGAAAACGGCTTCAAGGATTTCATGTATGAGCAGGCGAAGACCACAGCCGAAACGCTTAAAGGTGATTCTACGTTAAGCAAGGCCACCATGGACAAGGCAATGCGACGGTTCGCCCCGGCCCAGGCCGTCCTATACAAAGGCCAACCCGACAAGCTCAAAGCCTTGAAAACCGTCCAAAAAGCCCTGTTAATCATGAATCGAACGGCAAAGGGCGTAACGGGTGGATCTGATACCGCCGAAAAGGTTGGAGTTGTTGCAAGCGTACTACACTCAATCGCCATGACCCCAGGGGTAAGTCACACGGTGAAGCTTTCTAAGATCGGGCTTGGGATGCTCAAAAACCTAAACGAGCAGGAAGTCACCGACTTTACGGCAAGGCTTCTTCACGACCCGGACGCGGCCAAGATCATCAGCAAGGCAGCAGGCAAAAACCCACCCGTCGCAAAGATCAAAACTGAGCTGAAAAATTACATGCAAAGAGCGGCAATTTATTCCACAAGATCCGCAGCAGCACAGAAGGAGAACAATTGATGTTTAAAAAATACTCAAGACTCATAATCACGGCGCTCTTCGTGCTCTTGGTGGCACAGAGCTCCATTGCCGCAAACCGTGTCGAGCTTTCCACCGGGTACTTCCCGAACCCAGACAAAAGCCGGGCCCTCCCCTTCGCGAAAATTTACGTCGGCATCGTCGACCTTGACCCTGAGATACTTGCGAACCAAAAACAGATCAGCGTTTTGCAAGAGTCGGGAGCAGAGACACCGGTTCCGCAGCCTCTTCTTACGAACAAGGGTGGCGTCCCGGTATACAATGGGTCGCCAGTGACCATCCTGGTTGACGGCTCGTATTCGCTCAAGGTTTTGGATAAGGGCGGATCACAGGTCTATTACATCCCAAAAAATGCAGAAGCAACGGATGCAAATATAACTGTTGGCACAATCTCAGACTTACGTAACACTGCTGGAGATTTTGAAAACCAAAGCGTACAGGTTCTCGGCTACTACACCCCAGGGGATGGCGGAGGCGGTCCCCTAAGAATCTGGACAGAAGGCGCTGCGCCTGGAACATATGTCGATAATGGTGGTTCTATTATCGAGAACGGTGATGGATCATCAGCATGGGTAACTTCAGACATACATCTAACGGTGAGAGAGTTCGGAGGCGTAGGGGATGGAGTAACAGACGACTATAATTCAATTGTAGCATTTTTCGCTTATATCAAAATAGAAGCCGATAAACTAAAAAGCAATATACCGTCAAGCACAGGCCGCGATGTTCTTCTAGTGGCTGATATTGGCGGAGTTTACGCGTCTTCAAATCAGATTATTATCGACGATACTGACGGCGTAAATATTGTAGGTGGGTCGATAATCGCTATCGCTGGCGGAAATCTAACGAAACAAGAAGCTCTTATAAAAATACAAAGTTGCACAAATACGCACCTAAATATCACGGTACAGTGTGAGTTTCTATCGTCAGGTGTTGAATATTTTGAATCCGGACTTTTTGACATAAAGACACTTGTAATATACGGATGTGGAAAATCAGAGTTTGGCCTTAGAACTGGTCCGCTTGGGTGGTCATCATCTGGTAAAATATCTTGTAATGTTTTTGGGTGGCGCACAAATAGTTCAGACTTAAACTTTGGAGACAGAACCGCTGACTTGGTAAACATCAGAAATAATGATGTCATGCTGTATGAATCACACATAGCCCATGGATTAAAATGCATTACTCTTGAGGGCGGTGGAATACAAGTATTGGGAAACCATATATGGAATGGGAACCTTGCTGAGGACCCTTTAGGGAATAGGTCTGTTGGTATAGAGTCGTTGGGTGATAAATCTTCCATAATCTCTGGTAATTACATAGATAACTGTATTTTATATATCTCACCAAGACATAAAACAATAAACAATAACTGGTTCCTTTCTGGTTCTGGCACAACAACATTAGACGCTTGTATAGTTCTATTCGCAAACAGTTTGACGTCCACTGCATTTGATGTGTCGATACAAGGGAATAGGGCCAACGGAAAGTATTCACAATTTATTCTTGAAGATGAGACACCCACAGGAAAGTTTATAAATACCAACAGGGTGTTGATTAAAGACAATGTTCTTAGAGTGGTAACTGGAGCTTATGGCATCTTGCGTCAGACTATATCCACCCACAAAGTATTCTTTACGACTTCTGACTTGAATGTTGACAATGTTCTTATTGTTCCGATAGATGAATATGTTCTGTTCGCTGGGTCAAATCAAAGGATTTCGGCATCGGCATCATTCCAAGATCTATCTGGTGTGTCTACTTCAACCCAGAATGTTCTTTGGGCAAGGCACGACCTTGCATTGAAACAAATAGCAATTAAGATGTCTGGTACAGATGGCGGCGAGATTGTTTTATACCTTGATAATTCTGGAAACTTTTTAGTCCAGAATATTTAAAGAAACGTATATTAAAAATCCCCGGCTTACCCTTAAGCCGGGGCCAAACTCAAACCGCCATCCCAACCCCTTCCGTCACAAACCGCATCCACTCAGACGACCACTTAGCCCCGTTCTCATGCGTGCAAATTGCCCTCACATATTCAGCAATAGCAACCTGAGATTGCATATTCCAGCACTTTCTATTCACCATCTTTTCCACGTGCCTGATGTATGCCATGGTATCGTTATTGTCTGAGGCCGGTGCCCACCGCTTGATCACCTGTTCCGGATTTTTCAACCCGTGCTTGTCCCGGTACGTGATCAGGATTTTAGCCATGGCCCGGATGCCATAGACCATCTCGGTAAACTCTTCAAAATCTGGATCCCAATCACCTTCCGCCTCACCGTCCCACGCATAGTCGGTGTATTGATTTTCACGGATATTCCCAGGGTTGTTGTTGCGGATGCCCCGCGGCTTGTCTTTCATGTCTTCAACCTCCATCCCCAAATTAACAGCAAGTCTTTTCGTCTTGATCGCTTTCCACTCATCCACTAAATCTGCGTCAAAAATAATCCTCATCTGCGCAAGCATTATTTCAACGTCAGCCAACTCTTCTTCTACCGTGCTCTTGTCTGTCCTGCACCGGTGCCTTCGGTTGATCGCGCTCAAAAGCTCGCCCATCTCTTCGATGAGCATTCCAACCTGAGATTCTTCACCCCAAGTGTCAGCGGCTCTTTTGTATACGTCTCCTCCCATCATGCCCCCTGTTTGTCAATATACGTTACAGCAAGCGCCCAGCTTTGCCATTCATCATTTGCGATCTTATACCCACCATAAACCGGGTTGTCTTTCTTCTTAGTCGGCTTCGGCCCGAAACGGTCAATTAGGGCCTGTCTGATGTGGCTGTCTGTTGCGATGTGCCGGTGGCAGATGTGTTTTTTGATTTCTACCCGTGGTATATATTCAGCTTTTACACCTGACGACATTAACCACGCTTGCTCAAATCGACCGCACCAGACACATGTGTCAAATATCTCTTGGCCTACAGTTTGTCCGTACGATCTTATTTGCTCGATTACGAGGTCTGATTTTTCAAAGGTAGGCCACGAATGTTGGAGCCTCCACAGCAATCTCTCGTTGTCGTCTTTGGTGGATAAAAGTACAGTCTCACCATCCCAAATCACCAAACCGCTTTCCGTGGTACCCGGATCAATCGCTATTACCGTAGTCACACACACCCCCAAGTCCGACCCTCAAGCGCCATCTTAAGCGTATCAAAACAGCATGTGAGGTCATGGTCTTTTTTGAATTTCATGATGTAGTCTCGTTTAAGTCCAAAACATGATACAATATTTTCGTGGTTCCGTCCCTTGACATTCCAAGCCATTCCGCAGCCGCCGCAATGGTCCCAAGGCGCAAATACGTCTTGTGGACCATCTCTGTGATGTATTCGAAACCTGCAGCTTCGGCATCCTCCCGCCAATCGCCAGGGTGATTCCATTGGCGGCTGGAATCAAGCGCGGCATAATCTGGCATCATACCACATCCCCCCAAGTCTCACCCCTCAGCATAGACCTCATGCAATTATTTGAAATATCAACCCCCAAGATAACCTTCAGCGCATCGCAATATCGATGATCAACGCTGACCCCATCCCACACAAGCTTAGCCTTCCTGACCATGTCCTCGTTTAGCTTGTATGCGTTTTCACGCCTACCTCCGACCTTTTTCTTGTTTCTCACAATCCCGATATATTGGAGCACCCTGGCAAACCCTGGTTGGCTCATCTCCATCATCTTAGCGCCCTTCACGACCCCATACTCAAGATACAAACCTTCAGCTGCTTCGGTGATATATTTATACCCATACTTTTCAGCGAGAGCCTTTTTATCTGCCTTATACGCGAAGGATCTCCCCGCGTCCAACGTAAGATAATCTCGTTCACTTTTCATCATCACATCCCCTCCCATTCTCGCAATAACCGCCCCTGGCAGCTTCCCACCAACCGTCTTCCCACTCTTCACGTTCCATGTCGGATTCCGTGTAAGGGTTTTCACTGTCCGATTTTCCATTTCTGTTGGCGTCCACTCCTTCCTCGAATGCGGTCATTTTCATATCCTCATCAATCTCCCCCATCAACTTGCCGATGTGTTTTTTGATGTGAAAAGCTTTAACTGCCTACTGTCTATAAGTTTCTCATTAGCAAACCTCCTGTCGAGATCTTTAACCGATTCGTAACCTCTAAACCCTTTGTTGTGACCTGGGATGCTTGCATCCATACTTAGCATCTTGTCCCATATCTCTGGATAATGATCTCTCAATTTCCTCAACTCACCAATCCGTTGAAGCGGGCAACAAAAGCAAGATACCCTGTCAAACACGTCATAAAGGCCACCCCAATCAAAGCCTTTCAATTTGCAATATCGTATAGCATCGGATTCTGTTACTCCGTACTCAACAAGAGGGAATCTCCTCTTTTTAGTATTCTTTTGCATCGACTTTGAAACATTTTCATAGCGTCTTGGCTCATCATATGCATAGCCAATGCACTCGACAACATTGAGAATTGTCTTTGTGTACTTTTTTATCGCGTCAACTTTTTGCCTGGTACACCACCTTCGCATCGGTGACGGCCACCCGTTTCCTATTCTGTGAACTTTACCTTTCATGGATCCCTTCCTGGCGATTACCTGGCGTTCATACATCCAATAGTCAAAAGACCTTTCAGGAACCAGACGCACTATTGGAATATCAACCATAGACTCAAGCTGATCAAGGTGAACTTGCATTTCTGGAAACTCCCACCCTGTATCAAAAAATACCGCTGAATGTATCTTTTCTCCACGTTCAATCATCATCAACAGCATGGCCGTTGAGTCTTTACCCCCAGACAAAGAAACTATTTGATTTTCCACAACCCTCTCCTCAATCTTCCCCATCAACTTGCCGATGCGCTCTTTGATGTGCGTCAATTCGCCCATTATAGCTGCATCCTCTTGCTTTCATCGCTCGAAAACCTGAAATACTTACCATCCCAACGAATGCCCTGGATGATTCCAGCCTGCCCCCTCCTGAGCTTCCTGGCAAACAAAACGGCGTGCGACTCATCCTGCGACATGTTGTAGTGACACGGGAACCATGGAAATAGTACGGCATCCGCATCTTGCTCGATAGACCCGGCATCCCTTAAATCAGACATTGTCGGAAACTTTGACCCGGCCCTTGTCTCAATATTCCGGTTCATCTGACACAGAGTTATCACCGGCACTTCAAGCTCTTTCGCCATGATCTTTGACAGTCTTGTAATCTCTGCTTTTGAACCTTGGCCCTCCTTGTTCCACCCCTCTATGAGTTGGAGATAGTCCACAACAATGAAATCAAGCCCAAATTTGGACTTAATCGCCTTGGCTTTGGTCATCATGTCAACCGCGCTTATCTTGGCCGTGTCGTCGATAAAAAGCGGCATCTGTTTGATTTGCCTTCTGGCTGATTTTAAATCTCTCCAAGCTTGTTCGTGCGCCTCCCTCTCCACGTTGGCAACTCGGTCAAGATGGTATTCAAGCTGATTCTTAAAAATCATGGCGCTGTCAATGGAGCCAACGTCACATGCAAGCCTTGCTATAAGCTGGTCTGACGGCATTTCGAGAGAGAATACAAGGCCAGTCTTCCCCATGTTCCCCCAGTTGCGCGCCCAGTTCATAGCCATTGATGTCTTCCCGGACCCTGGCCGTGCCGCGACAACAATCCAATCCCCAGGCATGAATCCACCAGTAGCCCTGTCCAGGCTTTGGATGCCAGTCATGATACCTGGGTTGATTCCGTTCTTCCGCATCTCGATGAAATTATCAAAGAACGAGTCGGCAAGTTCCGAAACACATTGGATAGACTTTTCATCATAGACGGAAATGCTCGCATTTGCCTTGTGGATGATCTCTGATGGTTCAGCCCCGGAGAAGCATTGTTCAAGTCCACTTTGATATGCCCTGGCGATTGAGCGGCGCATTGAGGCTGCTTTGAGCTTATCAACTGAAAATTGAATGTTGCTTGATCCGTAGTTGTCGGTCATATCTGAAATTACTGATGCCTTAACAATGCCGCCGAGGTCGTGGTAAACGGTCAATATGTCAGCTTCAACTCCAGAGCTGATGAGCTTTGCAATCGACTTGTAAACAATAACCCTGTCACCGGTAAACATCGTCTCGCTTGTTTCTGCGGAAAAGAAGGACTCGTTGTCGAATAAGAACGACCCCAACACTCCTTTTTCAATATCAGTGTATGCCAAATCGTCTAACCTATCTCTTTGCATCGTTCCCCCTGTGCTGCTTGGCTGAATGACATTTTAGGTTGTGGGGTGCCTTGAGCCTCATCCTCCCACCGCCTTTCCGTCAACCAACCCTGCGCCATTTTCGGCGTTTTCCCGTCTGCAACCATATCTGGACGGTTCTTGGCCTCGGTTTCAGCCGCCTTTACAATCAAGGCCACAATGCTTGGCTTGAGTTCCGGCATGGCAAGCCATGAGTCAGCAGCCGGGGCCTTGCCTTTCTTGTAGTCGAACGCAACCCAAAACTCTTCGAAGGCTTCAAGTCGTTTCCCTGTGAGCTTCTTTTTTTTGGCTGTCAGATAAAACGGTTCGTCGTGCGATTCATCGCACAAAGTCTTTTCTTCTTCACATGCTTTTAATTCTTTACATGTTTGTTTGTGGTTGATTGTTGGTTGATTGTTGGTTGATTGTTGGTTAGGTGGCTGGTTGTTTGCTGGTTGGTCTTGCTGATAAATACCCCAATTTACAACCGTAATCACGCTGTATTTGTTGGTTGATTTGATGGTTAGAAAATCAACACTTTCGAGAAGTTTTAAAGAAGTGCGTATTTTCTGTTCGGAGGTCCTAAGCTCCTGGGTCGCCTTCTTTCTACCGAACACAAATTGACCCGGTTCAAGAATCACAAACTGTTTACCAACAACTTGCTTTCTTGATTTATGAGTGGCCCTCAAGAGGCACCACGTCATAAGCTGCCAAGCTTCTGCATTCTGTAGCAACCCAGATTCAAGCGACATGCGCCATAGCTTGACATATCCACGGTGCATTAGGCTGACGCCTCCTTCTCAATTTTACGCTGTTGGTGTATGCTCCAAATCAAGGCTTTTCTAATACCCATCTGCCCATGGCATGTATGCCACACTGGTTCGTTCTCAAAGTCTTCTCTGTTTTCTACGCTGTCAGGAGCGAATCCAAATCTCATATTGACAGTTGAAATAAAGCGTTCCTCAATTGAAATTTCGAATTCTTTCTTGCATTGAGTGATAAACTCTTGCTTTCCAAGCTTCTCGTCTAATGCATATGATCCGTCTGAAAGTACCTGTATATTTGAAAATTGATCTTCGAATTTACCCATTACTTCGCTCCCTGTGTTGCAGCCAGAAAATCACGCGCTTTCTTCACAGTAGGGTAAGACAGGCCTGTGCCTACCATGCAAGCCTTTGTAGTCGATTTAGGGCACATCTCGTACCATACTCTTACGCTGTCGATATTATCAGCCTCGATCTTTTTCATCCTGGCCGATCTCTGGTCCTCTACCCATTCCATTGAATCTTGTTCCATCGTTCCTCCTTTGTGGTTTAATGTATAATATAAAAGTTTAATATAAATGTCAACCGCAAATAAAAACCCATCTTGCGACGGGCTTTGGGGTGGGTTATTTGTCACATGTATTTTTCGTGCAACTCATCAATTTTCTCATGTTCAAGCCTAAGCCTTTCAAGGCACTTGTGTGGGGCTTCATACCCACGATTGGAATATTTCGCGTTTAACTTCATAGGATCTGGACCAGTCTGAAACCAGTAGATAATCTGATCATGCATACAGTCCTTAGCCTCTCCCTTTGTTGGCCTTTTAAGCATTCTTTCAAGGTCATCAGAATCTTGGTATCCACCCGTCATATCATCAGCCGGACCGACTTTGTAGAAAAGGTATTCCCAATCTTTTCTAACTTCTTCGTAATTCATTCAGCACCCCCCTTACCCGGCATCGGGCTGTCCTGGCAGTCCTGGATCTCGATCATCTTTTCTGTGGCATAGTGCGTTTTTAAGAAATTATAAGCAGATGAATCTTTGCAGCATATGTAAAATTTGTATTTCTTTTCAGCTTCATTCCTAAGCTTAACAGCTTCTATAAAATCGCCTGAGTAGCCAAGGTTTTTGAATTTTCTATCGACTACAATAAATGCCCTCCATTTATTATTTGTGTTGCACCAACAAACACCTTTTACACCAGACTTATTGTTTTTAGGCTTGCCTCTATTTCTCATATTGCACATTTGCGAAACCTCTCTTAGATTTTCAATTCTGTTATCATCCTTGCACCTATTGATGTGATCTATGCCGTTTTCTGGCATATAACCTTTCTCATAAAGCCAAGCGAGCCTATGCTCAAGATACCTTTCACCCCTAATTTGTATCCGTCTATAACCAGATACCGCTGTGTCACCAGCAACATCTCCAATGTATATCCCTTGCTTTGGGCTTATTTTCCATATGAATGTGCCTGTGATATTGTCGTAATCCAATATTTTCCGTAGTTCTTTGCGTGTTATTTTAGGCATTGGGGCCTCCTTTTGTTATGACATCTTAATTGACGCCAATCCGATTATAAATATAAAACCTCCTAATACTGGGTGGTCTGTGATGGCGCACATTACTGCGCAAAACAATATCATTGCGATGTACATTAATACTTGGTTGGAACTCATCAATCCCCCTCCACCAGCACAACATCAGAAAGGTCATCATGCAGGGCTTGGATTTGGGGCCAGGTTAGGCGGCGTTGTTTGATTTCTCGGATCATTGGAACGTTACCTTTTTCGGTGTAAAATGGTGAGCCAGTGTTGTCAACCGATACCAAGACAGTCTTATACCAGTCGGAAGGGCCACCGCATGTTACGAGCCCATTATGAGCTTCAACGATCTTCCCCACCAGATCATTGGCATCCATCCTGTTCCATGCAAAGTAAACCTTCGCCTCTTCGGTGATTTTTTGGGCTGAGGTGCAGATTAGACACTGTCCTTTTGATTCTCTCGTACCACCGCATAGCCTGCAAGCCACCTCTCCTACGTGAGGGCCATAGTCCCCTATAACGCATCCATCGCATACTATTTCAGAGGTGCTCTCAAACACAAACTTCCACCCATTATCAACAATCTCAACCATTTTAAATCTCCCTCCCGCAAATCTCGCATTTATCGTCGTTTGTTACGTGTGAATCGTCAATGAACCCGCAGTTGTCGCAGTGCCAATGATTTTCCTTGAGTATTTCTATGCAGCGTGGGCATGAGACGGCGTTTAGTGTCCCAGTGCAGTGACACTTAAACACCTCTTTTCCGCACGATGTCGTAACGTTGAACCCTCGTTCGCAATTTCTGTGATGCATCCATTTCTTATAATTTTTACGCCTCTTCATTTTGCAGGTTCTCCTTTTCGCAAAAGTCGACAAATTCTTCGAGTTCGGGTTCGGTGAGGTAGCGACCGGTTGCATCGTTGTGGATGCTGCCGTCTGTCTGCACTTCAAAATCAAGCGCGTCTATCTTGTTACCAATGAAATATCTTAGGCGCTCCCAAACTCCATCGACTCCAACGATTCCAACTGCAGCCCCGATCTTCTCCTGTGCGCTAATACCTCCCATCGATAATCTCCTGACAGTTGTACATGTGGCCTGTTTTTGTTTCGATCTGTGCGCAGTATAGCCACATTGGGATTGATCCTCTTTCATCTGGGTCTGAGCATCTGGGGTTCAACAAGCAATTATCACAAAAGAAATAACCCTTCTTGAACACGTATGACACGTTTGCGATTTCGATTACCATTGTGGTGGGATGGGTTGTCATTATTATTCCCCGTAGATTTCCAGCGCGATGGCCAGCAGATTGTGAATCTCACCGTCTTTAACAAAGAGGTCCATGGTCTTCATGCTTCTGTTTTTTGCCTTCAGCTTCATATCTTTGTTGCACCGATATCTGTGTTCCATGTATAGTCGGTCCCTGGATGACATCTCCGGGGCTGGTGCGGAAAGTCGGGGCACCGTGATGGGTGCCTCGATTTCTGATTTGATGGGGGCCTGGTGGGCTGGGCTGACAATCTCGATTATTTTTTCCATGAAGACTTCCATTGTTTTCGCAAGCCTGTCAATTTCGGATGGAGCAGATGGAGCATGCCCATTTGCTCCATTTCCATCTCGAAGCTCAATGGCAAGTTCACGGTTCGTGATTGGTAGCGTCTCTATGAGCCGGAAGGCCTGCTCCTTGTCGAGCATCGTCCTGCCACCTTGACCTGCCGAAGCCTCTGGCATAATCTGTCTGATCCTGGTCCTTACGATGGACTTGCTACATCCTGTCAACTCTGCAATTTCGGCTACTGTCATTTTCATTCTGAACTCTCCTGCATCTTCTCAAGTTTGCGGTCAATTTCTGCAACCATACGGGCTTCATCTTCGTCGTCTATGACCGGCATGGGTATGAACCTTATTCCGGCACCCGCGAATCCCTTGGTAAGCTCGTGCGCCTTCCTGTTTTGGTCTGGCGTTGCTCGTAGTGTCATCTCGCAATCTCCTCTTCAATTTTGTGGGCGGTTTGGTTTTCGGTGTCGGTGTCGTCGATTCTCATGAGATATGGTTCCTGATTATGGTTGCATGGCGTCCCAAATGAAGTCATCATATCGGGAGATACCTCCCATCTATTATCATTACCCGAGAAGCCTTTAACTGTCCCAAGAAACTTTCCGACAGCTACTATTTTGCCGATATTCTCCTCTACGGCGCCACTAATGACTAAGGCCATGCACCCCTCTTCGATTCGGCTCACTTTTTTGGCTCCTTGGATTGGGGTTTGTCGGCGTTGCATGTGACGATTCCTTTATCTTCATCAATCGATACAAAGTGCTCGCATTCTTCTACGCACCAACCGTTTGCCACCCACAATGATTTGCTATCACGATTAGGGCATCTTGTTTCGCATTGCCCACGTTCTCCAAGACCATATTCAATCTCCATCACTTCGCATCCCTCCTCGCCTTGTTGTTTTCAGGCTCTTCAAAATCAATCGGCTTTCCATCAATGGTGATTTCTTTTTCCATGTCGAGGACGATCACCCGGTATTTGTTTACGCCATCTACGGAGATGTTTTGGGTTGTGTTGATGGGGAATTTTTGTTCCATGACCTGGATAAATTCGCTTGTTACATCTCTTTTTGGGCCGGACCACATGCCATTGCGCTGGCGTCCGAGATAAATTCTCTCTGTGATAGGTGACATTCCAAGGTGCATTTTGTTATCGTCCATTATTTCTCTCCTTTTTTAAGCTTGTTGTTACATCATTATATGTGATGAAAGGACCACGGCGTCTCTTTTGGCCTTGTTATCCTCCCGCACCTTGCGCCAGTAGTCGGTTAGGGGTTTTTGCCAGAATTTAGACCGGCATTCCGGGCATGTTTTTGGAAGCTTGTTTTCGTCCCTTGGCATCCACTCGGTTTTACATCTTTCGCATTTCAACAATTTGTTTTCTCCTGTGTGATCGTTTGTTTCTATTACATTACATTCACGCAAAACAAAAAGCAAGCACAAAAAAGGCCCGATAACAAAATTAATATATCGGGCCTTTTCGGGATGTGTGGGATGAATGCAAAGACTATATAGAAACGGGCGCGATGGGTCAAGTTTTTTCAAAAAGGGCTTGACACACTATGCAGAATATCTGTACATTCAACCCATGAAAAAGATTACATCACAAAGACAATTGGCCGAAGCAGTTGGGACTACTCCCAGCAATATCGGGAATCTTATAAAGGGGAGGCAGAACGCGCCATTTGATTTGGCAAGCAAGATATCGAAAGCGTTAGGGTCAAGAAAAATCATGGCCTGGATGGATTCGACAAGGTGGGAAGAGAGGGCTGTTATTTTGGATAACGCGATTAAACGAAATAAGGGGATGTGAGATGAAACAATACAGAAAAGGCGACGTTGTTAAGATCCTACCGTGTAGGCAAACTGGAGGCCGGGAAGAATACGGGCAGGTTTCGCGGTCAGAGTTTAAGGCGAAGGGCGATGGGAATATGACAATGGTCAGGATTGTTGGGCACAAGAAACCGTTACCGGCGTTTTTGGTGGCACGGCATTATTAGGGAGGGGGTGGGATATGGCGATAATCGAAGGCATGTCATTTGAAAAATACAAAGAGATAGATGCGCTAAACAATTCAACGCTCAGCCTTGTATCAAAATCATTGGGACTCATTGAGTGGAGCAAAAATTGCCCATCGGACGATAAGGAAGATGATGCCGGGGTTTTTGGCAACGCGCTTCATTGTTTAGTGCTAGAGCCGGACGAATTCGCGTCAAGATACATCGTGGCGCCGAAGTGTGACAGGAGAACAACGGAAGGCAAAAAGATTTATGCCGAGTTCGTTGAAACCAGAGGCAGCAAGATTCTTTTAGACCAAAAAATCATGAAGCAACTCGATCTTATGAGGGGGTCTGTCATGGCCCACCCGGAAGCAAGAAAGATGATCGAGGCAGCGCAAAAAGAGGTGACGTTTGTTTGCGAACGCGAAGGGCACCGTACCAAGTCAAGGCATGATCTTTTTATTTCTGGCGCCATGATTTCGGCAGACTTGAAAAGCATCGACCCAGGCTCAAGGGAATTTCACGAAGCATGGGGGGCAGCGGTAGAGAAACGACGATATGACGTTCAAGAGGCTCACTACAGGGCAGACGTTGAGCATGAGACAGGAGAGCCACTGAAGGGCTTTTTCTTTATCGCTGTGTCAAAGCGCCAAACTCTTGGGAGATATGAAACTCATGTCATGCGTCTTACAAACGAGCAGAGAGAACGAGGCGCCAAAGCAAGAAAAAGGGACATTGAAAAATACCTCAAAGGCATGGCATCCGGCAGGCTCCCAGGAATAGAGGTCACAGCTACACCAGCTTACGCAATGAGGGAGGAGTAACCCATGGGCATTCTAAATATCAGGCAGGCAGAGAGAACAGGGGCAAGGGGTGTGTTCGGGTTCGCAGGGCCCAGCGGTTCAGGGAAGACTTTGACAGCCCTTTATTTTGCATGGGGGCTTGCCGGGGGCGACGCATCAAAGGTCGGGTTTATTGACACAGAGAACCGTAGAGGATCACTGTATGCCGATAAGCTTGTTGACAAGAATGGGGAGATTCAAAAGTTCTTGATAGCCGACCTTGTGGCGCCATTCAGCCCACAGCGTTACATCTCAGCTATTCAGGAATTCCAGGCAGCAGGGGTTGAGGTACTTGTTATTGATTCGGTAACCCATGAATGGGAAGGCACCGGAGGATGCGAGGAAATAGCATCCGGAGAATCAAAGGCAAGTATCGGATGGATGAAGGCAAAGCAGTCTCACAAGCGCTTTATGAACACGATGCTTCAGTGCGATATGCATATTGTTCCGTGCATCAGGGCGAGAGAGAAAACGAGCTTCCAGAACCCTAAAAAGCCAGTGTCTCTTGGGATCTGCCCTATTTGTGAAAAGAACTTTATGTTCGAGATGACGGCATCTGTAATGATGGCAGATGAGGGCAGGCGCCAGTATGTCATGAAGTGCCCTGATGATTTAAGGCAGTTTCTTGGGCGCCAGGATGGTTACATTGATCACAAGGACGGGTACAGGGTCAGGCAGTGGATAGACGGCGCCTCGCAGCAAGACAAGGCAGTCGAAAGCGCAAGGAACTTCCTCACCATGCACGCAGAAGATGGGGAAGATGTAGCAAGGGCCAATTGGGAAAACCTGCCAGAACAAGTCAGGTTTGCGCTTGGTGAAGGATTTAAGAACCAGCTCTTTGAATCTGCAGCTGCTTATTCTGGGATCACAAAATCTCAAAAAGAAGTCCCAAGCGATGAAGAAAGTTTTGCGTACCCAACAACATCAGAAGAATAACAACAGCCCAGGGATGGGCGAGGAGGGTGTGGCATGAGCGTGAAAAGCTTGGCTTTTGGGTTGGGATGTTCATGGGTGGCATTTTTTGTCGGTGCTGCGTTTGCTAATGTTGGGAATATTCCAACAGAGCCAACCGAATCACCAGGAGGGATGCCGATAGCATTTTTTTTTATAACTGGAATTCCATTCCTTCTTGGCCTTATGGCTGGCAAGGGGGAATACCCAATCCATACCCAATCATCAAAATTGACACCACGATTGGTTGATGTTACGGTTCAAAAAGAAAAAGCCCCAAGAGTTTGCGACTCATGGGGCTTCAAAACTAAATTTCCTGTCCGGGGAAATGATATGGGTAGAAAGTACCAAAACATTAAAGTGCTGTCAACCTAAATCCCTCCCCGCGCAGTTCTTCCAAGATTTAAAAGGCAACCTCCTTGGATCGTAAAACGATTGGTCAACCTCCCAAAATAAAATCTATCGACGTCTGACCCGGACGCTAAACAGCGGAACACACGTACCTTGATTTTGCGACTGCGGCATACGGCAGGACGGCAGGTGTCATGAGCCTGATTTAAATTCATCCGCTGATATATCGATAGGACCTTTTGCCCGGCAGGGATTTTGGTTGTGATCTGTCCTTTGTGGAGGGAATACCTCCGCGTAAGCCAACGGGGCTAAGGTACGGATATAGGGGTTTTTGCGCGTGATGGATAGAGAAAAGGAGATGTGATGAAACGTACAAAAACTCACAGAGGATTTGCTCTTTACGAGTTCGAAGATTTTTATAACGCGAAGTGCAGCATTCAGAAAAGTAGCCTTGCAGAATACGAAGCAATTTGGATTGGCATTGATGATGCGGATCCTAAAATCATGGCATCAAAGGTTATGGAAAATGGAACCGGGTGGGTAAAATATCCAATACCTGAAGACGTATCGCTCAACACAAGGATGCATCTCACAAGGGATCAGGTCATTGAATTATTGCCAATCTTGAATAAATTTGCCGATACCGGTGAACTGTAAAATAACAACAACACCCGCCGATGCGCGGGGATGGGGGTGTGATTTGGATTCATATGAAATACGTTCAATCAAAGATATTTTCGACAAAGTGCCGAGTGACAAAGTGGACGAATGCCTTGATGGGCTGAAGGTTCTGCTTCACCAGGGGCATGCATTCAGGGCTGCACATGAGGCGGTGGGCGTAGAGTTTTTTTTCCCGGAAACCACAACATGGATAGATGATGGCAAGGGTGAGGTTGTAACGAGGCTGTTCAATAAGGAATCTGGTGAGGAGTTGGGGCGCATGGAGTTCAAGAGGGTGGAGGAGCCCGGCAAGCCTGATTCCTCCGACAAGCGGTGCGGGGCGTGCGAGCATACCCGTGAAGGCTTGGACTCCGACGGATATGTAAATTACCGTTGCGTTGCTGATAGAGCTAGTGGCATTCATTTGTGTGTTTACCTGGAGAAACCCGGACGCGACAAGTGGGAGGTGGCACGGTGAACCTACACACGAAACTCAAACTA